TGATCCTTTAGGTTTAATAACTTTAACTCCTTTACCAGTATTAGTAACTTTAGGTTTAGTTCCTTTGTTGAATGTCTTTAAGGTACTACTCTTAATTTTTGTCTTCCGAGGTCCACCAGTCTTTATTTTCTTTGTCTTAAACGTTTTATTCTTTGGTACTTTAAACTCCTTTGGTAATTGTCCACTAAAATTAGTACCAGTACGAATTTCATCTTGGAGCAATGTTTTTTGAACATTATCAATTTTCTCATCTCCTTCACCTTCAGCACCTTGAATAACTTTACCAATACCCAATGCTCCCAATCCACCTAACCCAAGTAGAGCAAGTAACCAAGGGAAACCACCACCACCTCCTCCACCAAGTTTCTCTACTTCTTTCTTAGATGGTAGTTTTATACCAGCAAGTGCTTTATTACTAGACTCTATCCACTTAACAAACGTTTTAAAGTCTTTCTTTCTTTTAAACTTAAGGTCAGAAACAGCAGCAGTGCTTGGAGATACTATTATCTTATTAGCAATAGTTTTTAGATCAGATTTTTTTGCACTTATTTTTGCCATAATTATACAATATTAAATGTCACCATTGCATTCAATTTATGGTAACTAGAATCTGGATTAGATGAAGCATAAAATGTAACTGCATCACCACCAGTTGTACCACCACTAGATGTACTTGTCACATCTCCCCCAGAAGTAGACTGCTCATCTGATGCATTACCAAATGTAATTGGTTCAAAAGTAAGAAAATTTTTACCAGATTCAGCCATCTTCAAAGATTCAGCAAAACTAAGATTATTAAGATCAGACTTAACTCCTTCTACATTTTGATCTTGAAGGGTATTATCCGAAGTTACTTCATCCTTTTTCTCAACAGATTTAACAGAAGTTTTTTCACCTTCAATTTTATCTGAAGTTACTTCATCTTTTTTCTCAGTTTCAGTACCTACTGAAGATACTTTTTGATTGGCATCCGAAATAATATTTTCCTTTGCTTCCTTTTTAAGTTTCCTAGTTCTAGTTTGATGTATTCTCAGTTCTTTTTCTTTTGCATTTCTTTTTTTACTTCCAAAAGGTAAAGACCGTATTTCTTTTTTCAATTGATCTTCTTTAGGTTTCCTATCACTAGTAATATCACTCAATGTAGATTTAATATCACCCTTCATCTCTTTCTTTTGAGATTTAAGACCTGCTCTTTCTTCTTCTACTTCTTTGAATATTTTTTCTTGCTCGTCTGTTCTACCATCCAGACTCTTTCTAATTTCTTGCTTACTTCTATCCTCACTTATACCTTTAGTATTCATTCCAGCATCTTTCAATCTCTGATCCAATTCACTGTGTTTTTTACTAAATTCATCTCCACCAGTAATTATATCTCTAATAAAACCAACTGGATTCCATATCCATTTTGGAAGTAAAGCCTTTATCCCACTCCATAAAAGATTTACTATATCTTTAGCAACACTTCCAATAAAATTCATTGTTGCTTTTCTAAATTTTTCATTCTGCCACAAAGCAACTCCAAATGCAATAAGACCACCAAGTGCAACAAGTTTTAATAGAATAGGTAAGGCAGCTATCAATGCACCACCCAATGCACCTGCTAGAAAAGATTTTAGTGCATCAAATAATCCACCACCTTTACCAACACCACCTTTAAGTCCTTTACTGATACTAACAATTGCTGCTTTCAAATGTCTAGCAATCTCAAAAGTATTAACTAATGAATCTCTAACTAATTTTAAATTCTTTCTTAAAATCTTTTCAGTCTTCTTTGATCCAAAGAAGTTTGTATAATTTTTTATAAAACTATTCTCATTCTCTTCCTTCTTCTGAGGCACCATTGCCTTTGCAGTTCTACTAAAATTTATTATATTATTTTTTGCAGCACCAACTATAGAGGAACCTAATTTCTTTCCACCAGATAAAAACTTCTTTGCACCTACTTTAGATGAAGAATTTGAAAATAAATTAGATTTAAATAGAGTTTGCATTTAGTCTATGAAGTCTCTTGGATTCTTGCATTTTCTTCTTCAATATATTGATTAAGTAGAGTGAGATAGATATCTCTCTCCCAAGGCATCATGTTTTCAATCTCAGTTAATGAATATTTATGGTGTTGCATTAAGGAAAAATTAATTTTGAAGTATGACTCAAGATCAATATGAGACATACTTAACCGAAAAAACTTGATAGTCCCTCCAATATAACCTCACTTTCAACTTTTGTATTTGGATTTGTAACCGTAATTGTATGTGTCAACTTAGGCATCGTCTCAAAAAACTTCTCAACTTTTTTAAATTGAGATGAATTTAAAGTCTCAAGCCATTCGACAAGTTCTTTCTTAGTACAATCTGCTGCTGCCCAAGAATCTTCTTTATCAAATACCATATCAATACATGCTGCAATGACATCAAATGATTTCTCAATTATAGATGAATCATTCTCATCACCAAACTCAAAGTTATTCTCAATAAACTCATCCAGTGATGGATACTTCATCCTCAATGTAAGATTACCATCCAAACTAATGTCTGTAGTGTGATCTTCATCCTGTAGTACTTCAATCTCATCAATATAAACTTTCACAGGTACAGTAGTTTCATTATCATCAGGACAAGTCACAATCAAATCTAATGCTTCTCCTACAGACTTCGCACGAATATTTAAAAACAAATATTCAATATCAAATGTTGGAAGAGTATCTACTTTAATTCTAGTGCTAATACAATCTTTTAAAATTGCTTTAATAGCATTCGTAATCTGTGTAACATCTTCACTTTCTAAAGCAAGAACAAGAATCTTCTCTTCTTTAACTAGAAATGGACGATATTTAATCTTCTTTCCAGTTGAAGGTAGTACCAACTCATAAGTTGGAGTAGCAATTTTTGGTAAAGGCATAATAAACTATAACAAGTCGTAATTTATATAGCAGGGTTTTTAGAATAATCCGATTGTATTCATCTGTTTGGCACCATGTTTCGATACTGTATGTCTTAGATAATTAAATCCAACTGATACTTGAGTGATTGAACTACCCTCATAAGTCAAAGGAACCGCATTGATATTCACAGGAAATGCATCAATAAATTGATAAGTCAATAGAGTTTGATTTGTAAGATTACCATACGATGCTTGTGCTTCATTTGGTTTCTTCAAGAAGTCTCTTTCAAATTTAGTAATAGCAAGTCTCCTCTTATAATCATTTGGATATCTAAATCGTGAGAAATTATTTCTATCACCATATGTACCCAGTTGACTTTGGGGATCTCCCTCATATTTGGAGAATGCATCATAGACTGGACTAATAAAATTCATCCACTCTTCAAATAAACGTAAGACATTATATTCACTATCTACATAGAAGGTAAAATCAAACTCATTATATAATCTTCGGGTTGCAAATCTTTCAATCGTACCCTGACGACTTCCCATTTCTTCTGACATCTCAAGAGATGAACTAGGAAGATTTGCTTCAGAACATAAGAAGTCATAACTATCAGAAGATGCTCTCTTCTCATCAAATATTCCACAGTCAGTTAAATACTTTGACAGTCGATTACTACTCGTACTTGCACGGTTAAGATCCAAGGAAACTTTAAATTGACTCGTGAGTGAAAGTTTCTTCAAAACCTCACTCATCTCAGGCATTGTTAAATATAACTCGTCATTTGTTATAGCCATCTAAATACTTTTTAAACTAGTTCTACTAATATATGTATGTCATATAATGGAAAATACTATCCGAGGTACCCTAAAAAGTACAAAGGAGACCCCACTAATATAATTTATAGGTCACTTTGGGAAAGAAAATTCATGAACTACTGCGATCTTACAGAGAGTGTAAGTGAGTGGCAGTCTGAAGAATTCTGGATTCCTTATCGTTCTCCTATAGATAATAAGACACACAGATACTTTCCTGACTTTTATCTTAAGTATAAAGATAGTGCAGGTAAAAGAAGAACAATGGTAGTCGAAGTAAAACCAAAAAGTCAAACTAAGATGCCAATACAAAATCCCAAGAAGAGAACAAAGTCATGGGCATACTCAGTAAGAACTTATGCGATCAATCAAGCAAAGTGGAAAGCAGCAAGAGAGTTCTGTAAAGATAGGAATATAGAATTTAAAATTATGACGGAAGATGAACTAGGTATCAAGTAATGCCAAGAAAAACATTAAAAGAAAGACAAGAAAGAGATGCTGCAAAGATAGCAGCAGGAACTATTGGTGGAAGAATAATAGCAAGAGCAAAAGAGACTGCTGGAACTGATGCAGACTGGTATGCCAATGAATTATATACAGAACTATCCCAAGTTGCAGAAACAAGATTCCCTAAAATAGGAGAACTATGTTACTTCACATACTCTGCTGCATATGCAGAAAAGTATCCTTGGTATGATAGAAGACCACTCGCATATATCATGAAATATGAGGAAGATAAACTGCTTGGAGCAAACTTACACTACCTAAATCCAGACTATCGTGATGGAGTAGCACGAGGTCTCATAAATAAAGTTAGTGCAAGGTTGCCAGAGAAGACATTACATCGTTATTTCTTCAGTAATATAGGGGATATTTTTATAATTCCTCCCAGTGCTGATGAGTGGGCCAGTGTTGCAGAACTCGTAACTGAAAAATTCGTTAATAAATATGGTCGAAAGGTCGAATTACAAAAAGTCTGGGATAGCATTTAATGTCTTATACACAAGTTGGTCAATCAATTAATGATCCAGGTATAATCTTTACCTATGATCCAACCAATGGTAACACTCAAACAAAACAGAAATGGGTATCAGATGATATAACTGATGCTAATAGAACTTTCTTTGATGGTTTAACTGCACCACAAAGAAAGATTTTAAAACAAACAGGAAATAATAGAACAGTTTTTGGAGCACGAGTATCAGCAAGACTTAAACACGAACTAGAGCAATATGAAATAGAAGTAGCAGGTACAAACGATACGGTTCTTGGGCAGAATGGATTCTGGAATGTAGACGGTGATGATTTATTCGACACCTTTGAACTTAAAAATCTATATTCAGTAGAAGGTTTAAATTTTTTCCAAACTGTTGATGATAATAAAGGAACAGGTGACACAAAACCAAACACAGGAATTGATTGGTTTAAAGTAGCAAATGATCCAACATATGCGGATACTATAAAAGATTTCTTTTCTACAAATTCAGTTGTAACAGTATCACCCAATACTGCTATAGAAGATGCAAACTTAGATTTCGAGTTAACGGATGGTCTTATACAAAGTCTGACAAATTTAAAGTACCCACAAGATGCTCTATTCGATAAGGGTTATGCAGAAGGACAAGATTATATAAGAATAAATCAATACAAATATCAAGCACCAAACAAAGATCTAATTACAAGTGGTGGTCAAGGTGCCGTTAACATAGGATTAGTAGAAGGTTTAGCAAGAAAATCTGCAAGAAAGCAACAACTTGGATTGGTGAGACTACCAATGCCAAATCAAATACAAGACTCAAATAATGTTTCTTGGGGTCCAGATCAAATAAGTAACATAACAGCAGCAGTTGCATCTGGAGTATTACCGATGGTAAGTCCTGATAATATATCCAGTTTAATATCAGGTGATTTTTCAAAGGTTATTCAAGGAGCACAAGACATACCAGCAAATGCAAAAAAACTTCTCACTAATATAGTAGGTGCAATGAAAGGAGCAAATGCTGGTGCTGCTGCTCAAGGATTGCTAGGTTCTAAGATATTAAACATGGCTGGTTTTGATGTTAGTGCAGAATCAATACTTGCAAGGGGAAGAGGTGTGATACCAAACAATAATATGGAACTTCTATTCAATGCTCCTGCACTCAGAGAATTCCAATTCAACTGGAAGATGAGTCCAAGAAGTGAGGATGAAGCAGTGGTAGTAAACAAAATAATTAAATTCTTCAAAGCAGGAATGGCAGTAAAGAAACAAAGTAATACAGGTTCTGGTACTGGTGCTTCTTACTTCTTAGGTACACCAAACATCTTTGATGTTCAGTTTATCACTACAGGTAATGAACAAATAGATGGTATCATGAGAATCAAAGAATGTGCATGTACTGCATGTGCAGTGAACTATACTCCTGAAGGTAATTGGGCTGCTTATGAAGAAGGTCAACCAGTTTCTGTCATCATGACTCTCAAGTTCTCAGAACTCGAACCTATATACGATATCGACTATCTTGAAAATAAACCTGCACAATATCGTAAAGATAATGGAATTGATGATCTACCAGAAAACGCAATAGGATACTAAGATGAGTTACTTTAGAGAACTACCAAATTTATCATACGTATCCAGATTTCCTGGAGCATCTCAAAGTGAAGAAAGAATAGAAGTAAAGAACCTATTCAAAAGAGCAAAGTTAAGAAGTGATATCGATTCTGCTATCACTGCATTCACTTACTATAAAATATCTGAAGGAGAAAGACCAGACACTCTTGCTCAAAAAATATACAATGACTCTGAATTGGATTGGGTGATATTAGTTACAAATAACATTACTAATATAAGAGATCAATGGCCACTACATGGAATATCATTTACAAACTACTTACTATCAAAGTATGGTCGTTCTGATATGACAGAGGAACAAAAATATGCAGAACTAACTAAAGTTAAACACTATGAGACAACTGAAGTTAAAGATGAATATGATAGAATTCTTTTAGAGCAAGGTGCAATTGTAGATAAAGATTTTGAATTTACGTTTACAAAAGAAGTAGCAAGAAACACAACAGTCAGTGAAGTAATACTTACTTTACCATTCGGAGTATCACTTAACGCAGGTGATGCAATAACACAACCAACATTTTCTGGTGGTGGTTATACATTCTCTGGAGGATCTGGTACTGTTAAAGCATCTTTCACAAATAAAGCAGAAGTGCGTCTCAATAAAGTTGTTGGAAACTTTATCAGTACACCAAGTGGAATTGCAGCTGGCAATCCATTACTATTAAATGGAGTTGCACTCACAAACTCTGGAGTTTCTTGTAACCCTACTGGAGTCTTTACACAATACAAAAGTAATACTACACCAACAACAGTCAATCCTGTAAAAGGTTTGAGTTATTATGATTACGAAACGAGAATGAATGAAAAGAAAAGAAGAATTAAAGTTCTAAAACCAGGATACTTATCTACATTCATATCAGATATGAGATCAATCATGAAATATAGTAGATCAAGTCAATATATCAATCAAAAACTTAAGGAAACATATAATCCAAATACCGTAGGGGTATAAAAAAAGACCCCTGTGAAGGGGTCTTGTGTAATTAAGAATTAACTAACTTCGAGAAGTAACTGAGAGAATCATCTTCCTCTTCGGAAGTTGATGCAACAGGATCGGGTACCACTGGTACAGGACTTGGTGCTGCTGATTCAAATGATCCACGATCATTATCCTCACTACTCAACTCTTCTTCAACAACAGGTCTCTTGACTGGTTGATTTAAACCGAGAACATACTTCAGACGCTTATCAAGATCTTCATAAGACTTGAACTTATCTGCTGCAGTGAACTCATTAAGATCATACTGCTTGTTGTAGATCTCTTCTAGTTTTGCATCATCATCAAGAAGAGGACTTGCCTTATCGAATTCAGACTTATCATAGTTCTGATAACCTTCCACTCTACGGATCTTCAACTTGAAGTTTGCACCACCCCAGAAATCAAATGGGTTGATAGCAGTCTCATCTGCGAACTCAGGTTTCATTGCTTCCTGAACCTTATCAAAGATCTTCTTACCATACTTGTATAAGAATACCTTACCTTCGTTCTCAGGATTTGATGGATCAGCAATGACATATATGTTGCTGTAATATGATAACCTACGCTTTTGCTTCCTTGCTATCTCTTTGTTAGCATCAGAACCAGAGTTCCACAATTGTGAATTGTGCTCAGAGACAGGATCCTTCTGTCCCAATGTGGTTAGAGAGTTTTCAATAAACCAACCACCAGGCCCTTGGAATGCATGTGTATAAACTCTTGCCCAAGGAAGTTCATTGCCTTCTGGTTCTGGAAGGAAACGAATGATTGCATAACCATTACCAGATTTGTCAACGGATGGTTTCCAAATACGTTCATCAACGTTGCTACCCTTGTCGTTGAGTTTCTCAACTTGTTTGATTAATTTTTCAGTAAGGGAACCTGATCTAGACTTTTTCTTTAAATTTGCGAATGACATGTGGATGTTTGAAGATTAATTGAAAGGGGGGTGGGAGGTTGGATTAATGTGTACCAACAAGTAAGGGGCATTGCTACATT